ACTTCGCGCGCGCATGCGCGGAATGGCGGGGGGGGGATTAGCGTGCCGAGCAAGGCCATTCCGACATCGCTGCGGCCGCCCGATCCTTCGCGTTCTCATCGGCGCAAGAAAGGACGCGAGCCTCGCCCCGCCCGCGCGCTTCCGCCATGTCCAGATTTTCTCGACCGCTACGGCGCCGAGCTTTGGAACATGCTCACGCCGCGCCTGTTCAAGCTCGGTCTGCTAACGGAAGTCGACGCGCCGGCGCTGGCCGGACTGTGCGCCGCGTGGTCGGATTTCCGCGTCACGACCGCGGTATTGAAAAAAAAAGGGCTGACGTTCAAGACCCGGACCGGCTACATCGCCCAGCGCCCCGAGGTCGGAATCCGCAACAAGGCGCTGCAAATCATTCGGTCGTTCGGAAGCGAGTTCGGCCTTACTCCTGCGGCGCGCGCCTCAATCGAAATCTCCGATGCCAACGAAAACGCGGAAGACTTCTTCGCGGCGATCAACTAAAACGCGCAAACGCCGTTTGCGGACGAGGTCGACTCAGGCGGCCCCCGCCGGCGTTTTCGATGCGGCGTCCGCCGACCGCGCCGTCGCCTTCTTCCGCCGGTTCATCCGCCACACGAAGGGGGAATGGGCGGGCAAACCATTCGAGCTTCTCCCCTGGCAGGAGGATGAAGTCATCCGTCCGGTCTTCGGCCGCAAGAATTCGGACGGGACGCGGCAGATCCGTACCGCCTTCGTCCACGTTCCGCGCAAGAACGGCAAGTCGGAACTGATCGCCGGCGTCGGACTCTACATGTTGCTGGCCGACGGCGAGTTGGGCGCCGAAGTCTATCTCTGCGCCGCAGACCGCGATCAGGCCGCCATCGTCTTCGAGATGGCGTCGGCGATGATCGCCGCCAATCCCGATCTCCGCCGCCGCTGCGTCCCCTACAAAAATCAGATTCTCGTCGAATCGACGCGGTCAAAACTCAAGGTCCTCAGCAGCGAAGCATACACGAAGCACGGTTATTCGCCGAGCGCGGTGATCTTCGACGAGCTGCACGCCCAGCCCGACCGGGAGTTGTGGGACGTCATGCAGACCGGCCAGGGCGCCCGCCGCCAGCCGCTGACGATCGCGATGACGACCGCCGGTTACGACCGCAATTCGATCTGCTACGAACAGTACGATTACGCGCGAAAGGTGCGAAGCGGCGTCATCGCCGACCCGGAATTCCTTCCGGTGCTTTACGGTGCAGACGACAAGGATGACTGGAAGGACGAAGGCGTCTGGAAGAAGACGAATCCGAGTCTCGGCCGAACGATCCAGATCGAATATCTTCGCAAGGAATCGCGCAAGGCCGCAGAAATGCCGAGCTATGAAAACACGTTTCGCCGGCTTTTCCTCAACCAGTGGACCCAGCAGGAATCGCGCTGGATCCCGATCGACAAATGGGACGCCTGCCAGACGCCGCTCGATCCGGGCCAGCTTCTCCGCCGGCGCTGTTTCGGCGGGCTGGATATGAGCAGCAAAATCGATCTCACGTCGCTCGTCCTCGTCTTTCCGATGGATGGCGACGCCTTTTTCGTCCTGCCCTTTTTCTGGATTCCGCGCGACAGGATCCTCGAACGCGCGCGGCGTGATCGCGTCCCCTACGATGCCTGGGAAAAGCAGGGGCTGCTGCGCGTGACAGAAGGCGATGTCGTCGATTACCGCGCCGTAGAGCGCGACATCGTTCAAATGGGAACCGAATACGAGATTGTGGACATCGCCTTCGACCGGTGGGGGGCGACGCAAATCACGCAGAACCTGACCGACGCCGGGGTTTCGATGTTCCCCTTCGGACAAGGATTCTTCTCGATGTCGGAGCCGACGAAGGAGACCGAACGGCTGATCCTCGGACGGAAGCTGATGCATCATGGGCACGCGATTCTCCGTTGGAATGTGGACAACATGGTCGTCCGACAGGATCCAGCGGGAAATCAGAAGCCGGACAAGGGGAAGGCGAGGGAGAAGATCGACGGAACGGTGGCGATGATTATGGCGTTCGATCGCGCGCTGCGGCATCGCGGCGGCGAAAAGAATGCCTCGGTGTACGATGGAAAGGGGATGGCATTCCTGTGACCGGCGAGAGAAACAAGCGGCGCACCTTCGAGTTCGTCCGTTCGATACGGATCGGCGATCTGTTCTTTGCCGGCGGGATCGGCTTGCTCGGCTATGGGCTCTATCTGTGGCGGCCGTGGGCGGGATTCGCCGTTACGGGCGCGATCCTGACCGCAGCCGGTCTGTTTTCCGCGTGGATCGAGGCGGGGCGTTTCCGCCCGGTCCGGCCGCTTCCGAAACCCGGAGGGATGGACAAAGGATAGACGATGTTGAGCGCGTTATTCGAAGGGAGATCCAAGGTCGTCGATCTCGGCCATCCGTCGCAGATCGGCCGCGTGGACGAATCCACCGGGCTCTGGTCATGGTTCGGCGGCAGGACGCGGACCGGCGCCACGGTCGACGAAACGTCGGCGATGCGCGTGACGGCGCTTTTCTGCGCCGTCAAGATCATTTCGGAGACGGTCGCACAGCTTCCGTTGACGCTGCTGCGCGACCGGGGCCCCGCCGGCCGCGAGACGGCGCGGACGCATCCGCTCTGGCGCGTGCTGCATTCGCGGGCGAATCCGGAACAGACGGCCTACGATTTCCGCGAGCTCGTGACCGGCTGGGCGGCGCTTCGCGGCAACGGGTACGCCGAAATCGAATCCGACGGCGCCGGCCGGGTCGTCGCGTTGTGGCCGCTGCCGCCGACCCGCGTCCGTCCGCAGCGAAACGATAACCGGAAACTCGTCTATGAAGTCACGCTTCCCGACGGAAAGACCGTCATCCTTCCGGCCGGCCGCATGCTTCATCTGCGCGGATTTTCGACCGGCGGCCTGATGGGGCTCTCGCTGGTCGAACATTTCCGCGAAGCGATCGGGCTCGCGCTGGCGACGGAGGAATACGGCGCGTCGTTCTTCGGCAACGGTTCGCGCCCCGGCGGCGTCCTGTTGCATCCGGGCGAGCTGAAGGAAAAGACCAGGGAAAACCTCAAGCGGAAGTGGGAGGAAATGCACCAGGGGCTGGAAAACGCGCACCGGGTCGCCATCCTGGAAGAAGGGATGAAGTGGGAGCAGATCGGCGTCAACAACGACGACGCGCAGTTCCTCCAGTCCCGCGAATTCCAGATCGGAGAATTTGCGAGGATCCTCCGGATTCCGCCGCACATGCTGGCCGATCTGCGACGGGCGACGTTCAGCAACATCGAGCAGCAGGCGCTCGAATTCGTTCAGCAGACGCTGATGCCGTGGCTGGTCCGCTTCGAACAACGATTCGATCTGTCGCTGTTGACCGACGCCGAAACGGCGGAAGGGTACTACACGAAGTTCCGCGTGCAGGGGCTGCTGCGTGGCGACAACGCCAGCCGCCAGAGCTTCTACCATACCCTGCTGCAAGATGGCGTGATCTCCCCCGATGAAGTCCGCGAACTCGAAGACCTGAACCCGCAGCCGGACGGCATCGGAAAAATCTACTATCGTCCGCTCAGTCTCGGCCAGACAGGGCCGGGCGCTCCAGAATCTCCATCAGACGATCTGGTCGGCGCGGAAGGATCGGCGGGAACGCCCGCGAAACCTATTCCGGTCATGCTCATCAATCAGCGCCGGGCGATCCTTCGGGCCGAAAAACGGAACGCCGCGCGGCGGCGCGAACTCGCCGCGTCGTTCCGCGATGTCTTCGCCGACAAGGCGGCCGAGCTGATCCGGCGCGAGCGGCGCGACGTGATGGAGGGGATTCGCAGCGCGCTGCAGCGCCGCGATCGCCAAGACGTTCAGACGTTTCTCGACAAATATTATTCCAGCCATGCGGCCGTCGTGGAGAAGAAGATGCGCGCGCCGGTGACCAGTCTGATGCGCTCGATTCACAATGCGGCGGCCGACGAGACCGGCCATAGCGCAGATTTCGGGGAACGGATGCAGACGTTCGGCGCCGGATACATCCGGACGCTCGCCGAACGCCACGCCGGCGCGAGCCTCGGCCAGCTCCGCCAGATCGCCGCCGAAACGGCGCCCGATGAGATCGAGGCGGCGCTGGAAAAGCGGTTCGACGAATGGGAAGAGACGCGGCCGGAAAAGATCGCGTCCCGCGAGACCGTCCAGGGAAGCAACGCGGCGGCGCTGATGACGTTCACGATCTTCGCCGTCGCCGCCGTGACCTGGGCGGCGTCGGGAGAGACCTGCCCTTATTGCGCGGCGATGGACGGTCGGACGATCTCGACCGGGACGAACTTCTTTCGGTCGGGCGACGATTTCCGGCCGGACGGGGCAGAGCCGCTCGGCTTCCGCACCGATATTCAGCATCCGCCGATTCATGGCGGTTGCGACTGTCAGATCGTGCCGTCGTGAACGGATCGTCCGTCATCCGCTTGCGCCGCACCAGATCGAAATCGGAGCGGTTGCGTCACGCCTTTGGCCAGTTCGTCGACCAGAACGCGGCGCTGATCGCGCCGTCCCGGGGGATACGGATGTTCGTCGAGTTCGATCCGCAGGTGCGGTCGATCCGGATCAAGGCGGACTTTTCTGCGCAACCGGTTGTGGTCGCCGAAGAATCGAATACAAGGATTTGACAACCTGTCGGGATTTATGATAGAGTTGAATTGAACCGGACGGGGCCGCGCGCGGGCGCGGCGGGAAACGCGAAAAATCGAATACTTGGCCGAACGAAGGGCCGAGAACGCACACGGTGCGATCTCGGCCCTTTTTGTTTTTGCATCGCAGAAGGAACGAGAAGAATGCCCTTCGGAGATTACGCGGACTTCGCGGACTGCGTCGCCAAAAACGGGGACAAGGAGAGTCCGGAGGGATTCTGCGCATGGCTCCATTTTCAGACGATGGGGCAGTGGCCGACCGAAGTCAAAAGCAAGGCCAGATCGGGGGCGATCGAACGCCGCGCCGTTCCCGCCATCGAAGTCCGGCAGGGGGATGACGGGAAGATTCTCGTCGGACATGCGGCGGTCTTCGACGAACTGAGCGATCCGATCTACGGCTTCCGCGAGCGGGTCGCACGGACGGCCTTCGACAAGACGCTGGCCGACGGCGCCGACGTCCGGGCGCTGTTCAATCACAATCCGGATCACGTTCTGGGCCGGACGAAGAGCGGCACGCTTCGACTCAAAGTGGATGCGCGCGGTCTGGCATTCGAGATCGACATTCCGAACACGACCGCCGGCAACGACCTGCGGGAACTCGTCCGCCGCGGCGACATCGGCGGCGTCTCGTTCCAGTTCTATGCGATCCGCGATAGCTGGGGAACCGACGGAGAGGGAACCGTCCGGACGCTCGAAGAGGTCCGGCTGGTGGACATCTCTCCGGCGACGTTCCCGGCCTATCCGCAGTCCGATGTCGCGCTCCGCTCGATCTTCGGCAGGGCCGGGATCGACTGGAATCGCCTGACCGGAGCGGTCGCCGCGCAACGCCGCGGCCAGCCGCTCGGACCGACCGAACTATCCACAGTGCGCCAAACCGTCGAATGTCTGCGCTCGCTTCTCCCTTCCGCGCCGCCCGGGGCCGGGCACCCGGAGGGGATCGCCGCGCAAGACGACGGGATGAGGCTGCGACGGATGAAACTCGAACTCGAATCCATCGGAGGATGACCATGCACAAGCAGATCCGGGAAAAGCGCGAGCAACGCGCGAAGATCTACGAGCAGGCCAAGGCGCTGCTCGGCAAAGCCGAAACCGAAAAGCGGAGCCTGACGGCCGACGAACAAAAGTACTACGACAAAATGTTCGCCGACATGGGAACGCTGAAAACCGAAATCGAAAACTTCGAACGCGCCGAACAGATCGAGAGCGAACTGCGATCGAGCGCCGGCCCGGCGGCCGGGCGTCCGGATCCGGAAGGCGCCCGATCGGACGCCGATCCGAAATCGGAAATCCGCGCGGCCGGATTCCGCACATTTCTGGCCGGCGGGATGGCCGCGCTGACGCCCGAACAGCGGGCGCTGCAGGTCAGCGATCAGTCTGCGGCCGGATATCTGGTCGCGCCGGAGCAGTTCCAGACCGAACTCATCAAGTTCCTCAACAATGCGGTCTTCGTCCGCGGCATGGGAACGGTGATCCCGGTCACGTCGGCGCAGAGTCTCGGCGTCGCCAGCCTCGACGCCGATCCCGCCGATCCGGACTGGACGAGCGAACTCGGAACCGGCGGCGAAGACAGCGCGATGAAGGTCGGAAAGCGGAAGTTCGTTCCGCATCCGCTGGCCAAGCGGATCAAAGTCTCCCGCACGCTGCTGCAGTTGACCGCAGGCGGCGCCGAGACGCTCGTCCGCGATCGGCTCGGCTACAAGATCGGCACGACCGAAGAGAACGCCTTCCTCAACGGCGACGGCGTCAACAAACCCCTCGGCATCTTCGTCGCCAGCTCGGACGGCGTACCGGCGTCGCGCGATACCGTCAACACGACGTCCTCGACCGCGCCCGAAGCCGACGCGCTCGTCGCGGCGAAGTACGCCCTCAAGGGGGGATACCGCGCCAATGCGATCTGGGTGCTGCACCGCGATGCGATCGGCAAGATCGCGCAGCTCAAGGGCTCTGACGGCCAGTACCTGTGGCGGATGGGGCTGGCGCTGAACGAACCGGACCGGCTGCTCAATCTGCCGATCATGGAATCGGAATACGCTCCCAACGCCTTCACGGCGGGGACGTACTACGCGGCGCTCTACGGGCCGAAGTTCTACTGGATCGCCGACGCCTTCGGGATGAGCATCCAGCGGCTAGACGAACTGTACGCCGAGACCAACCAGGTCGGCTTCATCAGCCGCTCGCAGGTTGACGGACAGCCGGTGCTGGCCGAAGCGTTCGTCCGCGTCAAGACCAAACCGTAAGACAGGCCCGAAAAAAGAAACGAAAGGGACGAAACCCGAACCGAAACCGGCGGCGGAAGCCGCGGAAGGATGAAACATGAAACTCGATTCGTTCAATAACACCAAGATCGTCGCGGCGCTGACGCCGCGGCGGGTCTCCGACGATACCGCCCAGGTTGGAAGCATCGTGGATCTCGCCGGATTCCATTCGGCGCTGATTGCGATCGCCGCCGGAACGCTCGCCGACGCCGCGGCGGCGTTCACCGTCCTGCTCGAACACGGCGACGATGCGGCGCTGGCCGATGCGGCCGCCGTGCCGGACGCCGATCTGCTTGGAACCGAGGCGGGCGCGTCGTTCACCGAAGCCGACGACAACGAGACGCGCAAACTCGGCTACATCGGCGTCAAGCGGTACATCCGGCTGACGGTCACGCCGTCGGGGAACGCCGCGGCGGCCGACATGTCCGCCGTCGCCGTCCTGGGCGATCCGCGCGTTGGGCCGAAATCCGATCAGGCCGCCTGATGTGACATGACCTGCCGACCAGGGGGATCGTCCCCCCGGACAGCCGATGAATGGAGGTGAGGACATGACGGAGATACGGATGACCAAGACGGCGGCGAGCCCGGAAGGGAACTTCGCGGCGGGGAAGGTCTATACGGTCGGCGTGGAGATCGCCGAGGAAATCGCGCGCCGGTTCGTCGAAGGGGGCGCCGCCGAAATCGTTTCCGGACAGTTCGGGCCCAAACTCGAACGTACGGATACCCGTCATCGAAGGGCGGAGAAGCGCGGATGAGCTTTCACGATCTCCCCAAGGGGCTGCGGCTGATCG